TGGCTAGTATAAGTTTAGAGGAGAATCACGTACGTTATTCAGTTTGTCAGGTGGAGCAGTGCCCGGAGACAGGAAGACTGCACGTCCAAGGCTACACTGAATTTTCCCGCCCTACTCGAGTGTCAAAATTCAAACAAATATTAAATGACCCGACGGTCCACTGCGAGCGCCGACGTGGCACCCGCGTACAGGCGAGGGAATACTGCATTAAGCTCGACTCACGTGTCTGGGGGCCCTACGAGCACGGTGAATTTGGGACTGGAGGCCAGGGTGGCCGCAACGACCTACTCAGTGTTAAACGCGCAATTGACGAGGGGGCCAGTCAGACGGAGATTGCGACCGTGCACTTTGAATCCTGGGTCCGTCACCACAGAGCATTTGCGCAATACGCTAACCTCTGTGCTACTGCATCGGCAGCTTTGCGGACCGTCCGTACCACTGTACTATGGGGTGACACAGGATCTGGAAAGTCCCACCGAGCGTTCACTTACGCCCCTCACGCCTACAGGCTCGCTCCTCCTAACGTCGATAACGGTCCGCTATGGTGGGATGGGTATGACAATCAGAAGACGATCATCCTTGATGACTTCGAATCCTGGATACCGTTTCGAACTCTTCTTCAGTTACTAGACAAGTATCCTATACGTTGCCAAGTAAAAGGTGGAGTTGTCATGGCGCAGTGGACTCACGTTATCATTACTTCCAACGCTCATCCTGACAGCTGGTATGCTAACACATATGCTGGAGGCCCCCTCGAACGTCGACTTCATGCTGTGTATCATATCACGAACCAAGACGATCTCGTGGTTTTTGCTGGGTAACATGCAATCTGGGCATGCCTGTTACATGTTACGAAGTGGGGGTAATACTAATAGCCCCACTTCGTATCAGTCCCAATGGTGGGACGTTTTCCTCCGCGGCCGCCCTTGGCGCCGCTGCGGGCCCCTAATTAATAATAAAATTGATAGTAATTCTACACATTGCCTCTAATTCTACACAACCAAACCGATAGTTTATTTACGCAGGTGCTTCATCAGAGTTAGGTAAGTTAGCACGCTGGGAGAATTCACAATAGGCAGTTAAACGCACAATAAGTTGTAGCGTAGTAGCACCAGCAGCAAAATCAGTAGCACCAATATGCCAATACCAATCTTCCGTTGGAGAGGCGTCAAACGAGCTATAAGCGCTCTCTGGGAAGTTTGAGCCTGTATAGCCAAGTACATGTTTAGTCTTCTGGAAGCCCTTTATGTACGTTCCCTTAGAGGCCGTGGTGTTGACTATCCTAGTCTTCCACCTTGGGTCTTCCAATGCGTGGCCTTCGTCCAACGTGATAGAAGCGACTGTACTTTCCTTCTTAGCACAGACAGAGATAATACCAGCAGTAGTAGCACCACTGCTACTATTGATAACCCAAACCTCGATTTTGCTCGCTAGTACCCTGTACAGACTGTACAACTGCTTCCAAGTATCGTGTAAGAGGTACTGATGCCCTGCCGTCCCTCCGGACTCGGGCTGGTGGAGTGTGTTTGCCAACAAAGTGGCGATGGATGTCCGGCTGCCCGGTGTTAACTCCGTGAGAGTGACTCCTGTCTTGGAGTATCTCAGCTTCGTGTATAGCTTGTCGGGGACTAGGGCACCCAACCGAACATTCCGTCTCAGACCCATACCACTCCTCTTCTTCCGGAAACGACCTAATCCGACTTAATCCGTGGAAAGTTTTGATAATCCGTGGAAAGTTTTTCCAATCCGACAACTTCCGTGGAAAGTTTTTCTTACGTTTGAACTTGCGTCTTCTGGAGTAGCCAGAGCGCCTCCTCATTGTCTTCCTCGGCATGGCTACGCACCGTGCCCTGTGTTGGACCAGTTATCAGCTAGAGGTGTTAGATAGGTTGGCTAGTATAAGTTTAGAGGAGAATCACGTACGTTATTCAGTTTGTCAGGTGGAGCAGTGCCCGGAGACAGGAAGACTGCACGTCCAAGGCTACACTGAATTTTCCCGCCCTACTCGAGTGTCAAA